CGCCACCTGACGGCGGTTAATAGTCACGCTCATGCCGTTTTGCTGACTGTACCCAATCACCCCCGCAGGCACCGGCTTAGCCCCGTTGCGATAGCCGCCCCCACTGAGATACAAGCGCACCGCCTGCTGTTGGGGCATTTCGCGGATATGCAGTAATTTCGGCATATTGCGCAGCATCTTGCCTTTGCGCTTGGTCTTACGCCCTGCCCACTTCTGACCATCCGGCGACTGCTGATTACGCACGTTGCGTTTGGCCGCCGCCATCACGCCATACTTGGCCATTCGCCATAAAAACCGCTGGCGCTTTTTCGGCGGTAAATCCAGCTTGGCCAGCTCATCGCGCAACGTTTTAAACTGCGCTTTATTCAATTCACCGTGGGCAATCATTGCGCCTGTCCAATGGGTGCGCCTTGCTCATCCGTCCCAAATACCTGCGCCGTGAGCGCCGTCCAAATCTCTGGATCAGCCAACCGCCAGCGCTGACCGTCAAAGGGGATCGACCCCTTTTCATCAGGCACGATGCACAGCTCTTCAACCATGGGCACGGTCAGCACCACCGTGGCGGTTTCCTGATCGTCCACTGACACATCCCATTCGGGCGAACTGTCGTCTATACCGTTCTCAGCAAACAGACTGCGGTCAGTCTCACTTAGCCACGCCGTCATTAGCGCCATCAGCAAGCGCGGATCACACTGGCGATACGGGAAACGCTCCCACGAAAACAACGCCGTGCTGCGTAGAATGGCTAAACGGTACTGCCCCAGCCCTAAATCCTTTTGCGCGGGAATGTACTGCATCTCATCCATTTCACTGTTGAACGCCAGCATTGCGCGGGGCGGTACGTTGTCTTTAAAAAACTGTGTAAGTGATTCCAGCTGGCTCATACTTTGCGCACCGTGACCCTTTTCAGCCCTTTGATACTGCGGATCACAATGGATGCCTCCGCCAGTAGTCCGTTACGTGTTTCCGCGCTTTCCTGCCCCGGATGAGACTCACGGCGGCCAATGGTGGCAAACTCGCCCATCAAATCCGCTTTTGCGCGGGCATAGACGGCCTTTTTGTATTGGCCACACAGCAGGTTTATGCCGTCAATGGCCACGCCCGGCACATCCTGCGCCTGCATATATCCTGCGCTGCCATGTTTGGCGGCCACGTCCCGCAGATCCCGATTCACTTCACCGGCTGCCGTTAACAGCGCCTGCGCCACGGTGCCGCCGTCAATATCGGGCGGAATGCTGCGCTGCTGCTGAAACTCTTTAAGGCTCAAATCAGGCCAAAAGCCGTCATTTGTCAGCGGTGCATCTTGGTAATCAATCGGTGTTCCACTAAACATAAAAACCTCGGTAAAGCGGGCTGACCGGCTTCCATGGCACATAGCACAGATGTGCATTGCCTCCACCGCGCCCGCTTGGCTTGCGGTAGTCGTTTTAACTCTTTTGCAGTGCCCGAATCCGTGCGCTGATTTGTTTGCGCATCGTGCCCACGCCTACGTTTTTATACAGCCCCTCGGCCTGCGCCAGCATAAGTCCGGCTTTTTCCAGCTGTTCCACATCATCCAAGGCGCTGGCGCGTGGCTTGCCTTCATCGTCGCGCAGCATCAACAGCCCTGCGAACTTGAACCATTTGGCGGTGATTTCTTCATGCAACCGCCAGTTTTGCGTCACGTTGGTAAACGTGCGCGAAAAGTACGGCTCTACGCCATCGCCGCAGCTGGCGGCCATCTCAACCCATGCCAGCATGGTGTCAGCCACAAACGCCGGAAACTTACTGCGAAAATTGCCCGGTGTTTCCTGCCCCTGCGCAATCGCCACATCCGCCCAATCCAATGCCTGATCAAACTCTTCAACGTCAAACAGCCACACTACGCAATGAGACAGAATTGGGTTTTGGTACACCTCGCCGCTGTCTAAATACGCCTGCGCGGTAGGCAACCATCGCGGCAGCAGTTCTACGCGTTTCATGACGGTGCGATCACGCAGCGTATCGAGATTACGCAGCCGCTTAACGTCACTTTCCAACGCAGCCAGCTGCACATGCAGGCTGTGTTCAGCGTCTAATACCTGACACTTTTCCAGCGCCTGCCGGGCTTTGATTTTTGCGTTATGACGTTGAGCGGGTGACAACATGGCTTATTCTCCGGCTGGCTCTGACGGCTCGGTCACTTTGCCGATAGTCACGGCAGACTCATCAAAGGCGGCATAAATCTCCGGCTCTTCGATGGCATAACCTTCGTTACGCAGATACTTGTTTTCGTACTGGGTACGGTCTTCAACAAACTCCGCTTTACGCTGGCGTGTATTACGCTGCGTGTAGATGTGAAGGTTTTTAAGCGGCGTAACGACCATGCGTTTACCCGGCATAAATGGCGGCACCACTGCCGGACGGCCTGCAATCGTACTGCCTAACATCTGCGCGGCGATTTTCTCGGTTGGGCGGTCTGCTTTTTGGTACAAGCGGTATTGCTCTGCCGCGACCAAGTCAGCCCCAACCAGCACCACCAAGCGCGGATCATTACGGAATTGCTGCGGCAGTTTGGCATTCACCAAATCAGACGCCATCGCGTCCAGAGAGGCATAATCACCACCTTCACCCAATGTCACGCCATCAGTGATAATCTGGGCACCACCGTTGAATTCCATCATTTTGGCGTGCCAGCCAATATTCACATCTTCGCCGTTGGGGTTTTCCACTGGATCGGTTGTCTTGGCCACGCTTTTGCCGTTAAAGCCAATACGCAGCATATCGAGCGCAAAAATCTGCTCAGAGAACGCCTGCACCTTTTGGAAGAATTCATTTTCATCACCGGCGTTCGCCCAGATAGAAAGCAAATCCCACGTTAAGGCCGCGCATGAATCGGTTTTCACCAGCTTGTATTCGTTACCGTCCACACCCACGGTTCGCGAGAATCGCCCACCTTCTTTACGCCCGGTGTATAACGCAGAACTCCCGACTGAAACCACTTGGCCAGACAGCTGATCAACATCGGCGCAGGTGATCATGGAAAGAAACTCAACGGACTCCAGCAGCGCAGAACGTAGCTGCGTTTCTTTCGGATCGGTCAGTGAGAAATAACGGCTAACGTCACCCACCCCGTGAGACTCTGCCAGCGCTGAACTAAAAGCATGGATCCATTGCTCAGCGCGTTTATTTAATTGCATAAATATCCCTCTCGCTTATCGCGAAATAGTTTTAATTAAAGTGAATTTAATTCGCGAACAGGTTATTTAGACCAAATGCTTAAATTCTTTACGCTGGGATTTATCGCCAATATCGCGCTTAGGCAATTTAGTGATTTTTTTATCCAGCTTATTAAAATTGCTGACAATAGATTTGGCATTATCACGAATAAGTGCAAACTCTTCGGTATCGACAACTTCTTTTACAGTTTCCACATCGGCCTGTACTTCTTCAACGGCCTGATCGGTTTGTTCCTGACTACCTTCTAATTTCGTAATGCGGGCTTCTAAATCATTCACCGCATTAGCCAGTACCTGCAATTTATCGCCATCTTCTGGCGCATCATCATTAGACTGCTCTTCAAAGTGTTTCGGTTTAATACCAAACCAGCTCTGCCAATTTTTCATCTTATTACCCTGTTTAATTTTTCCAGCTTTGTTAATCGAAAATTCGTAATACCCAGACGCTGGGCGTAAACGATTTTTACGATGACTAAAACGCAGACGCGTGGTGCCCACACTTGCGGGGGTATCTGTAACCGCCAACCCTTCTAAATACGTTCGGCCAGTACCGCGAAAGTTCCCATCGGGCGTTAGCTCTACAGACATATAAAGCATCTGGTCACGGCAGTTAGCATCAAGCAGGTAAGCGTTCGGGCGTAGCTGGACATAAAGCCGCACTAAACCATCGTCACCTTCTTGCCACATGCATGCCAAGACTTCGCCAAAATTCCCGTAATCCTTTTCATGCTCTGGCCAAATTAATGCGGCATATAAATTCGGTTCATATAAATCCCCCGCATCAATAAGCCATTGGCGCTCTAAACAACGACCGTCAACAGTATCCCCTTCGGTAGCAACACAAAGCCAGTCAGTGCGTAATTGCGACATTATTTTTCCTGATTGCTTGTTGTGCTCTAACGAAATGAATTATTGCCTAATACTTTTCATGTGGCACTCGGTTTAATTCGTATAAATTCGGATATACGCCTATTACCGAATCAGGACGAATTAAGCCCGGCGTTTATTCATAAATATCTCTGCATAATAAAGCCTATGGCTAAATACTCTCCTGAATTAATCGGCGTGGCGCGTGCTCTCTATTTAAGAAGAATGACGCCAAAAGAAATTGCTAACGAATTAAATCTGCCGAATACGCGGATTATTTACTATTGGGCTGAAAAAGGTCAGTGGTCTGATTTACT